AGAGGGATTTAATCTGCAGTAGCAATCCATACCGTCTGTGTCCAATACGAAACATACGGAATCGATGCTGTAAAACCTGTGTCATTAATCGTTATGCCCGAAGAACTTGTAACGTATGTATTAGTCCTATATGCGCTTAAGTTCATCCCTAGATTTTCATCGTATATAGCAACACGTGTATAAGCATTTCGTGATGTCAGATATACTTTGTTTGGTTTAAAGCCACAATTAATAGTAAGCGTAGCTGCCGTAGTTTCCTCACCACTGGCTACCTTACCCCCCCCACCTGCACTCATCATCATCTCTACAAACATAATCTATCTCCTTTCCCTCATGTGAGCCGCAATGCCACGACACATCACGGCCCTAGAGGTTTACAAATGAATGAATGTTACTCTGCTTCGGGTTCGGGTTCGGGTGCAACTCTGCTATCTCGCCATGTCTTGTTGCTCGGGTTGATGTTGCCAAATGTATCCATAAGATACACAAGGACAAAATCATAGTCCTGCACATTGATAAGCCTTGCAACCTCTGACCCATACTTCGCCATAGCCTCCCAATAGTCACTGTACTGCGCTACCGCTTGATTTGACCACTGACCGCTCTTTGAATCGTGTAATTTGTAACATACTGTGTAATTCTGTTCCATGATTTAATCTCCTTTACTTTAATATCCTTAACTTGCAAACTGTTCCGCTCGGTGCATCTGTTGTATATGTAAGTGTTACCGATGTACCGCTACCCGATTTTGTTAACTTGCTACAAGTGTATGCGCTATCTCCGCTCGGCAACTCGTAATATATCTTGTATCCATAACTATCATTCAACCCACTGAATGTTACTGTACCGCTACTTGATACTGTTGCGGTTGAAGTCCATGTATCAGTGATTATGTTTGCCGTTGCATTTCCGCTTTGGTTGGCTGTGAATGTGGCTTTATTCGTGCCGTTCTGTTGAATGGTTAATGTTCCGTTGTTTACTGTCGGAATAGTCGGCTTATTACTCAAATCGTTATAACTTCCCGATGTTGCTACTGCCGCAAGACTTGAACTGTCTGCTTTACCGCTTATTGCGCTTGCTACCGCCGTACCGCTTTGTGCATTACTTGATGTTGCGTTGTATGTTTGGTCTACTGTGGGAACATCCGAACTGCTTGCAAGCCCTAAATCTGCCCCCGTCTGATTGCCCGACAGCGTGTGTCCGTTGATGCTTGGTTTGTTGATTAAATCCGCATAGTCAGATGTTCCGCCGCCACCGCCCGAAAGCGTCATTTCATATTGCCACGTTGCAACTGACGGAATGCCGCCCGTCACGCATGAATACACCGCACCTTCTGACGGGTTAAGGAACATATCGCCCGAATTAGCATCTGCGACCCCCGATGTGGTGTAAACTGTCGGAAGTGCCGCTTTTCCGCTTATGCCCGTGCCTCTGTACCACTTATTGCCGTTCGCTCCATCTGCGCCGTTCGTAACATCGAATGTGCTTGTAGTGCCGTCCGAATAGGTTATTGTGTAAGTGTCAACAAGTCCAGACGTTGCGGTTTTTGTAATGGATGCAATTCCTTTTCCATCTGCTCCGTCTGCTCCCGGATCTCCCTTGAGGATCCCCTGACTCGCCCAAGTGTTAACCCCCGTACACTTCCATAACTCAAATGTGTCGGTGTTCAGATACAGTGAATCATCATAAAATCCCGTACTTGAACTTGACGGACTCGTTACATCCGTACCCGTAGTCAGCACCACTTCGGCTACATCGTTGATCTTCTCAATCGCATCATGGATGGATCCGCGCACATCTTCGCCATATATAGCCGATAGGATCCGCGCTAATTCAGTGCTTATGTCAGCCATTTCTCTCTCCCTTCAATATATTTATTTCTTTTTGCTGTTCCTGAATAACCTTGATTATCGGAGCGATAAGCTGCTTGTAATCGACCGCGTACATTCCATCCATTTCTCGTTCATAGCAGAGCCGATTCTTCTTATCGATTCCCAAATCATCAATGATTGTATTTATTTCCTGCGCAATGACTCCGAATTGAAGCTCCTGCGGATTCCGTTCAAATCTGAACTTTTTAGGTTTAATGCCAAATATCAGCTTCTTCGCCATATCTGAATCGATATCAGCAATATCTGTCTTTAATCGCTCATCTGATGCGTTATCTCCGGCAACAATAACATCGTATGTCGGGACCTCAAGATAATTGCTGTTTGCTCTTGCTGCTGAATTAACCGCACCCCAACAAGAGTAATAAGCACCATCTGACCGCCTTGCAAATACACCTGCGCCGCCGCTCTTGCCATTGGTGATGTTCAAATCTCCGTTCGAAATGCTTACAGTGCCTATGCTATCGGTAATTGTTCCCGTTGCACCTATAAGTTGTGAGCCTGTTATAGTGCCACCGCTTATAGTCGTACCGGTTATTGTTCCACCGCTTATAGTGTTACCACTAACAGTGTTACCACTTATTGTGATACCGCTAATCGTTCCTGCCGTGATAAAATCTGCAACAAATCCACCATCCATTGTGGCAGCCGTTGTCACTGTCCAATCATCCGCCGGAGTTTCTCTCTCAAGGTAAGCCAGACCGCCAAGATTCCACCGCCAACACTTCGTAGCCTGCGAATAGTCCATGTTGTTGGCGATCCTTAACTCGGTTATCTGGTCATTTGCGTTTGTCTCAAACGTGACATATCCACCATCAACCCCGTTAAGTATTTCGAGCGCATTTTTCCGCGCCGCATCCAAGATTGAAGCTTTACTCGGTATATTCTTGACCGCTTCTGTGGTCTGCTGTGCCTGACTTGTAATAGTCCGCCCGGTCCGAACATATCCCGATAACGTGATACTGTTCTTGTCGATGTTTTGAATATCTCTCTTTATTTGCGTGAGATATAACCACTGATCCACTGCAAATGGTTGAGCAATTATCCGAACCGAATCGCCTATTGTGATCTCGTCCACGCTCTCAACCGCCGACAAGTCCACCGCCTCGACTTCCATTGTGAGCTGCGGCTGTGAGTATCTGGTCAAGTATGCCGCCGCCAATGTGTTAAGCGTGTTAAGCTCTGTCACTCCGTCAAAAACAACCGCTTTTGCGTGTCTGCCATATATATTGACCGAATCGGTATTTGTTATGGTATTGCCTTGTAATTTAGCCGAATAACCCTCATATATCTCACTATCAAGGTCATCGCCGTATGGAGTAAGGACGTTCACAAGGTTGCTATAATCGGACTCTTTGACGTAATCTAACAGATTGTAGCCGTATTCAATCGGTTGTGTTGTTTGACTGCCATAGTCAGCAAGTCGAACTATATCGATGTATCTTGTAACTACTCCCCCGGAAGTGACACGTCTTACCCTGATGTATCCCGTTGTTGTTCCTGCTTGACAGATACAACTTCTCAAGCAATCAAGTATGCTCTGATCGTATTCGGTCTGCCATGTGCAGTTTTCGGAACTATCAACATTTGTGATATATCCAACCGAGAATTGTCTCTCTGATGACCGACTTGCATTATATGCCCCGATTACTGTCTGGAAACGCTGCGCGAACGTCTCATCTGTGATAAGAGCCGGTGTCAAGTATTCATCCGCAAGCCATGCCATATCCTCAAGGCAATACACATTTGCTATCTTCGCAAAGTCCGTATCAATATTGCGGATTTCTCCGCGCCATACCTCAGCATTGTCCTTCAGGATCGTCACAAGTGCACCTTGCGTTAACTCCGAATAGAGCGGATTCTGTGGCGGAACTTTGAAGGTAAACTCTCCGGCAAGTCCCACCTCTTCATTTAATTCCGTATCATATATAACCGCATCTTCTGATGCCGGATAATACAAGATTTTATTTCCAAGATTGACTTGATACATTATAGTGAACCGCTCCTATATACTATCTGTACCTTTGCATCTCCCGTGAATGTCAATGCAACGTCAGCATCTCCACCAACAAGAATTGACGGGATTTTGTTTGTTCCTGTGGTTAACGTGTATGTTTGACCGCCATAGTCAAGCGTTAATGTGCCTGACAAGTCAGATACAACTATTTCGGGTGCTGTTGACATATATCCTGCCGGAATGGTTATTGTTTCCGTTCCGCTTACTGTAACCGCGCCGATGTATGTAATGATTCCTGTCTCGAAGTTAAACGGATCCCAGAGCCAAGGTTCAGCCGATGTTGTTAGGCTGTATTTGTATGGTTCAGCGTTTGGAACTGATAAAGTAAATGTTCCTAACTCTCTGAATCGGTCAAAGTCCTCAAGAAACACTCTGCCGCGCCAATAATACGCTCTATCATTATCAAGCGTTATCTGGCATACCCTGCCGTGTATCTCGTTTCTCATCTTTGAGATGATGCCATCCCAATTAAGACGAGGGTTTTTACCACCTAACTCAAAAGCAAGCGGCCGCTTCTTGAACACTCTCCGCCCGGTTATAGCTTCGGATGCATCAATCAAACCGTTGCGACCGGGTATCTGTATGTAGGTGGTTTCCATTTCCGGCTCGCCTATATAGTTATTGTTTCCAAGCGCAAGCTGCCAATCGTCCAAAGTGTGAAACGTTTTAGCTGTCTCTTCTACATATAAAGTTATTCCAATAGATAAGTTGTTCATCTGTTGCCGCTCCTAATGGCTATATTGCCGAGTGCTCCGTTCATGGATGGTGCTATACTTCCTACAAGTGCGCCAGAATCCATATACAATGCCGTGCGCTCTGCCAAATAAGGAAGATAAGTCTCAAGAAGTCCGGCTATATCGCCGCCGTTGTTGCCGAGCGGTTGAACCATTGCACGTCCATCCGATACCTGAACAAACTCCGGACCCGCTTCTCCGACTATTGCAGAGCCGCTTGTTAAAACACCGCCCTGTGCCATAAGCTCCGGAATATTCGGAATGTTTATCTTGTGATCTCCGAATCCGATTTTGTTCAAACCGTTAATGGCCGTATTTGCAAAACCTATGATTCCGTTAATCTGTGACTTGAACACTCCCACGATTGCGTCCCAAATGCCCTCGAATATTTCAGCGCATCCGTTCCACACCTGTTCCCAATTACCCGTGAATAGTCCGGCAAATACATCAAATAATCCTGTTAGGACATCAAGCGCACCGCCAAGAACCGCCGCTATTGCATCAAATGTGCTTGTGAATACGGGTGCAAGGAAATCACACAATGTATTCCAGATAGTTTTTACAACTTCCCCGAAATTCTCAAAGTCGAATCCCATCGCATTTAATCGGTCAACTATGCCCTGTCCGAATTCGTCAAACTTCGCTTTGATTGCATCCCATGTAGCCATTACCTTATTGCGGAATTCTTCATTTGTGTTCCACAAGTGTATGAATGCCGCTACAAGTACGCCGATAACAGCCACTATGGCAAGTATCGGCGCGGATAAACCGCCTAAAGCCGCCGCTATTTGGGGAATGGCAGACATTACCGCCCCGGTTGCGCTTGTCAGCTTACCCACAACAATAAGCACCGGACCGAGAGCCGCCGCTATTAACAACGCATTCATAATCATGTTTTTTGTACCCTCATCCATGCCGTTGAGTTTATCCATGAATGCCTGTAAGTGGCTGATAATTCCTCGAATAGTAGGCATAAGAGTATCGCCTAATGAGATAGCCAACTCTTGAAGCTGTGACTTTAAGATTTCCATTTGCCCCGATGCGTTATCTTGCATCGTTGCCGCCATTGCCGCAGCAGAACCTTCATAAGTCTCAAGGATTTCTGCGCCCGATGCCATAGCTTCATTTAACGGAACTATCCCGTCTTTTGTCTTTGCGAATGCTTGCGATGAGTTATCAACCGCCGCCGTTAGCTTGTTATAATCTTCTTCCGTAGCGTTTGCGATTGCCAACAACCCCGACATTGCCCTTGCACCGCCGAGCATAGCAGCCGCCCTTGCTTTTTCTGCTCCTTCTGCTCCGAATGTCTGAAGGTTAAGCTCTTCAAGCTCTTTATCATATTGCTTTTGCTTGATATTTCCTGCTTCAAGCTGTGCATCAAGGTTATCAAGTGCCGCTTCATAGTCCTCGATAGATACGTTGATGTTGCTCATACTTCCGCGCAACTGATTCATTATCTCGCGGAAAGAGTACATTTTGCCCTCGTCATCATATAGTGAAAGCCCCAACCTATCCATTGCCATTGCGGATTCTTTGGTGGGTTTAGCCATTCTCTGGAACATATTGCGAAGAGAAGTGCCTGCCATAGATGCCTTGATTCCACTGTTAGCCATCAAACCAAGCGCAATAGACACATCTTCGGCTGAGTATCCAAGTGATCCAGCCACAGGAGCAACATACTTGAATGACTCGCCCATCATGGACACGTTTGTATTTGCGTTCGATGATGCCGCCGCAAGTATATCCGCAAAACGGCTACTCTCTTCGGCTGTCATTCCGAATGCCGTTAATGCGTCTGTAACTATATCTGAAGTGGTTGCAAGCTCTTCCCCGGATGCCGCCGCAAGATTCATAATGCCCGATACACCATCAAGCATTTGTTCTGTTTTCCATCCGGCCATCGCCATGTAATTCATAGCATCAGCCGCATCGTAAGCCGTGAATTTTGTTGTTGCGCCCATTTCACGAGCTTTAGCACGAAGTTTGTCAAAATCTTCTCCGGCTGCACCCGAAACCGCCGCAACTTTGGACATAGACGCGTCAAAATCGGCTGTTGTTTTGATGATGCCTGCCGTAAGCCCTGCCGCCGCCGCGGAAACGGGCATCATTTTATTTCCAACAGTTTCTATTTTGCCGCCTACATCTTGAAGTTTGTCACCAACCTCGCTAATTTTTGCCATAGCGTTAGATGATTGAATAGCAGCCTTTTCAAGATTTTTTAACTCATTTTCAACGGCGATGATCTCTCTTTGGAGTGCGTCATACTGCTCTTGCCCTTCGCCTGTCTTTTTTAACTCTTCGCCAACTTCCTTTTGAGCTTGTTTGAGTGCTTCAAGCTTGTCCTTGGTATTTCCAATCTGGTCATTGAGAAGCCTCTGTTTTTGTTCGAGCAATTCAGTGTTGCCCGGATCCATCTTGAGAAGTCTCTCAACGTCTTTAAGCTGTTTTTGAGTGCTTCCGATTTCTTTGTTAACGCTTGTTAATGCTTTGGTTAAGCCGCTCGCATCTGCGTTTAATTCGATTGTGATTCCACGAACTTTAGTTGAAGCCATGTATTTATTCCCCTAAATCAAGTTCGCCCCGGAAGAATGCTGCCATGCTTCCCTTCGGTGCTTTCTTGTCATACTTCTCTTGATCGTTCATTTTCTCGATTAACATATCGTTAACCATGCCGATGGTCATATCGTCTAGTGCCTCATTAGATAACCCCAATTCAGCACACCGCAACATGAATATAGCCCCGTTTGGCTCTCTGTCTCTCGGTGCTATTTTTTTTTAGCCTTTGATGTCTGTTTGTTGTTTTGCGCCCACAAGTCAAGCAACTGCGGCAAAATCTCATAGATTGAGAACATATCGAATGAATCCAACCACTCATCCGCTGTCTGTTCAATTTCGGGATTCGCGTGTCTTGCCATGATGTAGGCTGTGTCCTCAAAGATTTGTAAGTCCAGAACTGATAATCCGACTTCTTCCTTTTCTTCCTCTTTTGCCTTTTCTACTGCGCTAAAAGACTTCCGCAACTTCGCCATATCCTGAATCATATCTCTGCCAATAATGGCGCGATATAACCTCGGTGTCCTTGCGGTTGCCCTGAACTTAATATCCTTCCCATCAATATTGATTATCTTATCCATCCCTTATCCCTTTTCTATCTGCTTCTTAATGTTTTGTAACAATTCGCCTTCCGCTTTCTCTGCAACAGGTGCAATATGCGGAAATGCCCTTGTCCTTCCACCGCTTACAAGCGCGTGTCCTTTTTCTAGTAAGTGCGTCAACTGATAATGGTCTTTGTTGTGAATCTGCACACCGCGATGCTTTTCCTTGTCTCGTTTGGTCTGCATCATAGTCCAGCCTTTGTTGTAGGCATCCCATGAGCCATATACACCGCTTCTGGACGGATGAGCGTTTCGGAGCGATTTAAGAGCCGTTTTTCCCGTCTCTTTAAGTCCACGCTCCGCCGCTTCTTCCGTAACGCCTATATAATCAACAAGCGTTTTTTCTATTTCCTTTGCCAACTGATCCACTTTGATTTTTTGGCTCATCTTTCATATCCTTATCGGATTTATGACCACTTCGCGTAGAGCATCATGTCACTTGTAACAACATCTGTGCTGAAATCCCACGCATCAGTAAGGTCAAGATCGGAATACCAACCATCGAATGTATATCCATCCTTGGTAGGTGCAGCAGGCTCTGTTGCCTTCTCACCATCAGCAACTGACTGCGACTGAACTGCTGAACCGCCCATGCTATTGAATGATACAAGCCATGATGATGTACCTGATGCGATATAAACTGACTGATGCCATGTATTCTTAACAGCTTCAGGTGTAGTAGCACTTGTCATAGCCATTACATCACCGCTCTGCAGAGGAGCAGCCGATACTGTCAAAGTCTGCGTTGTAGGCTCTTTGGATTCCTCAATGGTTGAAAGCTCTCTTGAAGGTCTCGTTGCTGTGCAATTGTAAAGCACGAACTTTGTACCCGTTACATCGCCTTCTTCCTCGAATGTCATCGCAAATGCCTTTGCCTCTGTGAGTGCGTTTTCGGTTATAACCCCGTTATCATCTTCGGTATATCCGAATACGCTTTTCCAGATTGCATCCGGGATGAGTGCAACCTCAAGATCGCCCTCATATCCGTTATTTGCTCCGCTCTGATAATAGATGATGTTATCAGCGTAGAATTTGTTGATATCTCCCTGCGCGTCAAGTGACAGTGATACGGCACCGGGTACGGGTATAACCGTTCCGTATGTCGGCACTCCGTCTGTTACTGATGTTATAGGGAATACATGAACATTTTTAATACCAAATTTTACTTTATCCGGCATCTTCTTCTCTCCTTATAATGTGATTGAATACGTTATTTGATAACAATTTTCGGACTCTATGTATTCTTCATACTTATCCCATACAAAGCCGCATTCTGTGAGCTTATCCTCAACAAGTGCCTCGGTTGTCGGTGCTTTGATTGCCGTGTAAAGCTCTACATCTACATTTTGCAGAATTTTCCACACCCTGTTGTCAGCCTTGAAATTATCCGTTTCGGTTGCCAAATAGCATATAAACGGCAATTTCGGAGCTTTGCCAACGGGGAATGCCCTATAAGCCACCTTATTATCGAAGCCGGGTATTGATTTGAGAGCCGTGTTTAATTCCGCAAGCGTCATCCTATCCTTACCCCCGTGTATAGCTCTATCCGTGCATCATCCCTCAAATACGTCCGATATATGGTATAGCGTGTTCCTTTGTATTCGATGGTGTCCTGATCGTCATATTCGGTCATTAACACGTCAAATACTTTGGATGGACGCAACCCCTCAACCGGGCGCGATGATTCCGAACTAGACACATCCCGGACCATTGCAAATGGCTCTGTGAATGTTTCCGTCTCTATGAATTGCCCTAAATCATCCTGTTCAGACGTTACGGATATTAACTTGATCTTCTTTGCTCTATTCATGCGTTAAATACTGTATAGCCCGATGCCATGCTTAACTGTGCCTTCTGTTCGTCATATGATTTCTTGTACGCTTCCGACCGCTCTAATGAGCCGTGCATTAACTCAAAACGATAACCGCAATAAGTAACACACGCCGCTATAAGTGCGCCATCTGTTGTGTCAAATACAAGTGATTCCGTCTCCACACCTGCAATACCCATATCAATAAGCCATGCGTTAATGAAGTCGGTTAATTCGCTGTCAAAATCATCTTCCGTTATCAGTAAGCCAAGTTTTACTTTGTCAAGCATTGTCTTTTTTCCTAACTGTTCTCTTTGTAGGTTTCTTTGTCGCAGCTTTTGCCGTTGCTTTCGGCTCTTTAACCGCTGTCTCCACCTTTTTTACCTCTGCCGATTCTGCAAGTCCTCTGTCAATAACAGAAAATGCACGCTCATCGGGAAGATCAACTATCTCCCCGACTGCGTACATCTTATAGGTGCATTTATCAGCAAAGGTTTTAACTACCTTTACCCTCATAAGCTATCCTCAACCCTGTGCAGGCTTTGTGATAAGTGTAAATGCTTTATCTGCTACCGGAGCGGTTGCAACATAAACCTTACCAAGAACCTCAACAAGATCCTCTTTCTTTCTGGTCAGCTCATCGAATGTGTACTCGATTGACTCGCCATTAGGGAAGTTTGCGATTGCACCTTCGCCAAAGTCGCCAACGATAGCATATACATCATCCTCGGAAGCGTCTGCATATGCAGGAAGGCTGTTATTGAAGTGAACTGCGAATCCCTCAAAAGGATCTACATTGAAGCCGTTTGCATACTGCGCTGCCTTGAATGCTGCCCATGTTGCTTTATTCATAACAACAACAGGATTTGTTGCTTCGTCTGAAAGCTGTCCGAGTGCCTGTGCAACTGTTCCAACAGCCGGAGCCGCCTTAACGATGTTAGCAGATACAGATGTAGCGGTTGCTGTCTGAGGAAGTGCTGCAATAAGTCCGATAAGAGTATCAGCAAGCTTCTTCATGATTCTGTAAGCAATCTCATCGTAGATGTAACGAACAAATGCTTCGCCTCTCATGCTCATAACTTCATCAGAGAAGCTCTTCCACTTCTTGATGTATGCAGGAACAAGAGTGATGATGCCTTCGTTAAGCTCTTCTTCTGAAACCGCTCCGGACCCTTCTGTATGAACAACAGCATCCGAACCGCTGATTTCAAAGTTAACCTTGAGATTGCCTGCAAGATTTACCTTGTTAACAAGGCTCATGATCTCGTTGCGATCCCAAGCTGTCTTGATGATGTCATAAACAAAATCGGGAACTGCGATTTCGCCGCCTGATACGTTTGTGGTAAGAAGTGCGGTTGCGCTTCTCATTTCCTCAACATTGCCTGTCTTGAGATATTCTGCGTATGCGTCAATGTACTCTTTCGAGTTTCTAACTTCTGCTATGTCTTTCATTGTCTCTCTCTCCTCTACCGGGGCAGACTCAACAACCTTCCCGGCTCCGTCTGCGATTGCCTGTCTTACTTCAACTTTCTTTGCTTCAACAGCTCTGCGCTCTTCAAGCTCTGCGTTAATGCTCTTAACTTCTGCATCAAGTGCATCAAGATCAGCTCCATCCATTTCAACCTCGGAACTGATAGCAACTTTTCTTTCCTCAAGCTGCTCAATGGTCATTTCTTTGATTTCCATGTTTTTCTCTCCTCAAATTTGTGATAGTATCTTGATACGTTTCTTTTTATCCTCAATAGCACGTTTTTCGGCTCTTACACTCTCCAGTGATGCCCTTGCACTATCCAGTGCCTCGGACAAGCCTCTTGCGCTAATTGATGTCTGCTCATATGCCGGGAAGGTAACGGCTGACACTTCAAACACCTTCTCGATATCCGTAATTGTGCGCTTGGGATGCTCCGACTCTTCTTCTTCCCAAAGCTCGCCATCCACAACAAACATAAATGACATTCCATCTATATCGCCACGCTCAACAGCTGAATACAAACTCCGTGCATCTGCGTTATTTTCGGTATCAAGGTTTACCCTGATATTCATTCCACCTTCATCAACCGTCATCTGCATTGTGCTGTTTTCGTTATTATTCCGGCTCCGTGCAAGTGGTATCATGTCGGTGTTGTGGTTAATCAAGAATCTTACATCCGTTAAGTCGGTGTTATCTAATGCTCCACGCTGGATCTGTTCGTCATACCACCCTAAATTAGTCCATGAATCATAAACTATCGGTGTTCCCTCAATATATGTTCCATGTGTTTCGTCGCGTTTTGCCCTCACTTCAAAATCAAACTTCCGAATTTCCTTCATCGTTGTTCTCCTCGCTCACTTTTTCATCCGCATTCCAATACTCGCCCCGGATGATTCTCACATCTCCGCCCTCAACAGGTGGAAGATTCCATATATCACGAATATCATTAATACTCATAACGCCTCTATCAAGAAGCTGACTTGAAACATTCAACTTGTCGGCATTTGTCATATATTGCAAGCGGTTAGCCGTAAGCATCACAAGGTTGCCTTGCGTCTGCTCCCGAAGTGTAAACAACATCTTCGTCATTACTTCCGAAAACTGAACCGCAAACGGCTCTATTGCTCCCTCATAGAATGCCGACCATGCGTCGCCAAATGCTTTGTTTTGAAGAATATCTTCATTTACCATGTAATACTGATAAACATTCTTCTCGATGAGCTTCATCTCTTCCGCATCTATTACAAACGGCGCACTTTTTACTTGATTGATATTGGTGTATGTATTCGGAAAGAGAAGGACTCCGCCGCCCTCGGAATCCCTTGCGAAATTTTCCTCGCTAAAGCGTTTACGTTCCTTTGCAAGACTCTCTGCTTTTGTAAAATTGTTTACTGTCGCATAAAATCTATAAGTGGCTGCGTTCTTGACACCCTCATTGATCGCCTGGTTCTGCATATGGATGAGATCCATTGTCGGGATGAGTGAGCTGTTGTTTTCTCCGAAGAAGTCTGACCGATACTGAAACTTTGTCATAATTCCGCAGTATTCCAATTCAATAGCCGCCTTCTGTCCGTAATGGAACTCATAACGCAAATAAGGCACATCGCCATACTGAACTATCTCGCATTTTGACGGAAGCGGACAAACCACTCCACTCGGCTCGCCGTACTTGTTATACACCGGGCAGATGAAAGCCGTATTGTGGATGTCAAGCAATGTCGATAACCTATAAAGGAACTGCGACCACGTTTGAAACTGATTCGGGGCTTTTGCAAGTTTGTTTTGCAATGCAGGACGCGCCGAGCCTTGCGTTTCAAACTTCAATTTACTGATATGGGTAGCTCTGGCATTGATTGCGGATCTCACAAGCTCCGATTCGTAGATATTGCCACCCCAAGATGAAAAATGTGGCTCATAGCCGCTTAACATTTCAAACTTGCCCTCATATTTGCCTTGTGTTTTTGGTCTGTTCTTAAAGAAAATATCAAATAAGCCCATGTTATTCGTTCCTTAATCGGTCTCCTAACTCGCCGTACCATTTCTGCCGGACGCAAAACGCATCCGCAAGTGCTGCCACTCCGTCTATGTGGTCACTCGGATTAAGCTTGATAAGTTTCCCTCTGCCACGCTCCGCATTCATCTTTATTGCGGAATTGAACAAATGAACCTTTAACAAGTCATTATCTCCGATATGTACCTTTTTATCCTTAAACAGTCCTTCCATTTCTTGAAGAACTCCCCAAAGGTTATCTCCCTGAAACACATCATCCGTCTGGAAGCCGTATTGTTTTAAGTCTTGTATCAAATACTGTGCGGAATATCTGTCATATCCGACCTGAAGCGGCAATATTTCGTAATCTTCCACCAACATGG